ATTTTTAGTGTTTTGCTTTTCTTAAAAAATTCTCATAGTGATTAGCTGTAGGGCTATTCATCTCTTGTGGTCTAGGTAACTCTTCAAATTCTCCGTTAGCTCCATTAAAGTATAGACCGATGCTTGAGTTTTCTAAGCCAAAGTATCTATCTTTTAGGAATTTAAGGGATCTGTAGTGGTTACCGAGTAATGATACATCATAGCCATTGTGTGTGCCTATGTTGTATCTAGCAGGACTAAACAAACCTATTACTACTTCGTAGTCTTGGTGTACACCCTTATTGATGTGAAGCTCCTCCATTGAGGGTTCTAGCTTCTCTTCCATAAGTTGACCTTTGTAAGTGTAAGTTTGCTTTTCTGAAGCTGGTGTTTGTTGGTGGACGATTACATTAACCATCTTAAAACGCTTAGAAAATATATCAAGAACATAATCCTTAATCATAAAGTCAAACGTTTGATAAGACGATAACTTCATCTTAGTGTCAGGAGCTAGCTCATTAGATAAAAGACTAATATGATCTAATACAAAGAACACCCACAAGTCATCTGACTTATAAGTATAACCTGTTATTATACGCTTACCCTCTTCTATTTCTTTGTAGGTGTATTCTCCTATCTCAGGATTTTCGAAGTACGCTTTTACGTACTTAGCCATACCTGTGGGATTTCTGATATAGTCAACTACCTCTACTGATCTTTCTAGTGTGTTAATGAACTTCTCTCCTTGCTTTACCTTTTCTAATAGTTCGCTACTTAAAGTATAATTACCTACTGATTTAAGTTGAGATACACTGATTGTAATACGGTGTTTCTCATACATATACATAGATAGGAATGATAGCCAAAAGTCTGTAGCACTTTCCTCTAAGGCAAAATAGAAGATCTTAGGAACTATGTTTGTGTTCTGTGTCTTCTTCATGATGTTAAGGATAGTCATGTATTTAGCAAACTTTGACTTACCTACACCTGAAGCAGCAGTTAAACAAGTAATAGAACCTTTAGTAAATCCTCCATAATGTTCTGATAAACGAGGAAATGGAGGAGGGATAGCTGTTAAGCCACCTGTCTCTTTAATAATCTTGTTACCCTCAATCTGACTTATTAACTTTTCAAAGTTCATAATTAGAGGATTTGGTGACTATTGTAAGCAGGTCCTGTACCATTTTTGAGTTCTTCACACCACTTAGCTAAATCGCTTTGATCTACTCCGTCTACTTTCTTGAAGATAAAATAACCACATTCTCTGATGAATTTAATACTTCCTTGCTGCTTAAGCGTACTAATATACAGATCGGTGGCTTGTGAGATCTCTTCGAGAGTGTAATCATACTCAGATAAAAACTTAATCAATCTTTTAACTACGCTAGACTTATCAGTTGTTTTACCTGATACTCCTAGATTCTTAGCACTGAACTTAGAAATAAAATCAGCTAACCATGTAGGAGGAATACTTAAGTCTCTGTTAGGAGCAGTGTTTATGTGTGTAGTCTTTAATTTCTCAAGAGCAGATAACTCACCAACAGACTCAGTTACATCAAGATCTTGTAGTGCTTTAGGAGTCCAACTGTAAGTTGTTCCATTAAACAGAAGTTTCTCTTCGTAAATCCATCTGTCTATCATCTTTTCCTGTTTGGCTAGTGCCCATAGTACTTCGTAGAATGTCTTTTTCATCTGTTTCTTTTATTAAATTAAAGTTTACACCTGCAAATATTTCCTTCGAATTAATCTTAGGCGGGTCTACAAAGATAAGCGAATCTTCCTCTTTTTCCAAGTCAATTTGGTCTTCCAACCACATTTTTTTCATAAAAAGAAAGCCTGGATGTGACTCCAGGCTATCTCCATAGTGTTCTATTTCTGTCATTTACATGTCTGCTATTTCTTGGAAATCAATTTTTCTTTCCACACACTCTTTAATCTTAGATTCTACGTAATCTTGGTCTTCTGCAACTACGTTAAATACGCTTTCACAAGCATGACAACAAGTGTGTAGTAAAAGATCGTTAGTAATTACTAAGCCACTTTCATCATAACAATGAGGGCAGATGTCATCCATAATCATTTCATCCAGCAGATCCTGACTTATTTCTTTAATTGTAGGGAAGAAAACAGAATAAGACTTAAGTTCCTCTCTGATTTTTGGATCTGTGTATTCAGGATAGCATTCCATAATCCACTCATTGTACGTTTCATACTCTTTGTCTTTTTCTAGTTCTGCTTCATCTATCATTTCAGAAGGCATTTCTCTGCTCCAATAAGTGGATTGTTTACCTACTTTAGATCCAGTAGAAGCTGATGGCTCAAAAGGATCTTTAATCTTAGATTTAGATTCTACCCAGTCTCCAACTACTGCATCATAGTACCAATCATTGTCATCGTCAGCATCAAACATATGAATTTGACGACCACCATAACCAAGAGGAGTAGATGTAGATTTAACTTTAGATCCTCCGTATGGAAGTTCTGACCTAGAGTATATAGGAAATGTAAGAGGAATGTTCCTTTCAGCAAGCATAGTAAGCATTTCATAAGCAAAGCTAAAAGCGTTGATAAGAAGACCTACACTAGCTATCTCGGTATCTGAGTGCTCGTTAAAGTAACCACATGATAAGTTATGTGAAGAAACTTTAAGTCCTCTTTTACGTAGACCACCGACATCAGTTGCTGTACCTGAGTTAAGAGTGTAACCATACTTCTCCATCAAAGGTTGGATTAGTTCATAATGATCGTGACTAAAAGTCTGAACTCCATTAGTAAACTTAATAAAGTCATTGGTGTAAGACCTACGATCCAGCTGAGTAACTACTAGTGAGTTGTCAAAGAAAGACATATCACAGCAATTAGTACCTACAATTCCTCGTTCCTCGCCATAAGGTAAGAAAACCTTACATACAGGCATCATCTTAAGCATTTGGATAGCAAAGCATACACCTACTGAATCATCGAGACCTAAGCCACATTGTTCACCTGTTGCATCATCAAAGCCAAAAATCCACTGATCTGTTTTAAAGATACGCATACCTACATGGTAATCTTGAGCTGTGTCATAATGACCTACAATAGTAGGGTAGAACTCAGCTTCTCCTTTAGTGCAATAGATATTCCCTCCCTTTTCTACTACTGTTACACCTTCTATCTTAGAAATCAATTCTACAAGCCAATCTTTCTTTAGTCTTTCCATTTCTGGTTGATAAGTAGGGCTTTGTTGATACATGATATCAAACAATAGATCAAAATCTACGGGGAAATCTCCTTTAATAGTGTGGTCTATACTTTCTAGTCGGTTAACGTAACTGCTAACATAAGATTTTGTCATTTTTGTTTTGTTTTAGTTTGTTTTTTAAATAAGGAATTGTTGTTCATCTTGTAGATCTTCCTCCATTTCTTCTGGTTCTAATTCTACTTCTTCTTCGACTGTTTCGTTAATCTGTGCTAGTGATGAAGATACTGAAGATACTGAAGATAATGAAGATCCATGTATATTTATACCTGAACCAGTAGAATTAAGATAAGTTAAAACTGGAATATGATTATATGTACCAGTTGTTCCAGAACTACTTGTAATGAATGTATAACTAGTTTCTGTTTGAGCAATTGTTTCTCCTAGAGCACGTGCTTGTGCTATCATTCTTATAGTTTCTTCTTGTGCTCTTCTGTCAGCTTCCTGAGAGTCGTAAGCGTCTTCAGGGATATTTGGATCGTTCTTGTGATAGAAACCATTTCCGTCAGTAAAGTAAAAGTCTTCATCTAGAATAAAGTATCCGAAACCATTTTCATACTCTCTGAGTTGTTCGTCATTTATATGAGCATACTCTCCATTATTTAGTCTAAGAGATCTACATGTAAGAATCGTTTCTACATTATAGGTTTCTACTGTGTCATCTTCTATAGTAACATAAGAATCGTCTGCTTCACAATAAATATAACAACTACTGCAAGCATAAGAATCTGAATGATCACCTGCAGTAATATAAGTTGAGTCGTCTTCGTTTATCTCATCTCCACAGATGCAACATTCTAGTCTTTCACTAGAGTTGTAGCGACTAAAACAACCTCCAGTAGATCTAAACTGCCAATATTCATCCCTAAGATGTTGGTTTGTCAGAAGCATTCTATGAGGGTCGTAGTTACAAAGAGTGTCTACATAAGGAAACTGATTAATACCTGTTAAGTCAATGTTTAAGGAGAAGTTCCTATTTGATTGAAATAAAGTTTCATAACCAGCTCCTATTAGTGTGTTCTTAAGCAAGTTATGAGTCTCGTCATTTGAATAATAGATACGGTCAAACATAAACTTACCTTCGATATTCCACATAATAGAACGAGCAGCAATCTTATTTGATCTTTTAAGTACAGCCATCTTTACTTTCTCTGGGTACTTAGTGTAGATTTGAAAATAATTCCTACAGTTTTGGTAACGCATACAAGAATTACCTAAGGTACCTGAGTGTTGATAGTAATTATTTTCGTGATAAGCGTCTTTAATATCTTCTCCCTCGATAATCTGAAAGTCATACAAAGGATTGGAAACAGTAATCAAAGAGGCATATGCTTCTGCAAATGCAGTAACCTCTCTATCTGAATACTTGTCTGCAAATAACCTACGTACAATCTTACCTATGGAAGTGTGATAACGCTTCTTAAAGTTCCATACTTCTTTAACAGTCATTGAAGTGTTCTCAAATTCTACTGCTAAGAGTCTTTCCCAGTTATTTGAATTTAAAATAACACCATTAGTAGTTAACGTAAACGCATCTGCTCCTCTAGTTCTTGAGTTTTGAATACGTAATGTTCCTGCTTCGTGTGAAAGATAAGTCTGTTTAAAACTAAAAGAATAAGTTTTAGTTGGAGAATCGTCCCAGAATTCTTGAATAAAGTATACGTCAGCGTCTTCTGTACGTTCAATAGGATAAAATCTATCGCCTAGATGTCTTGCAGTCAACTTTAAGGTAAATACCATCATCATATCTTGTGCTGTAGAATCATCTGGAGTCTGTTCTCTGCTTCTACGTCTACTTCTCTGTACATAGAATTTAGCAACAGTTCCAGGACGAATCATCTCCATTGTAGTTTCTTGTCCTGCAAGTCTTTCTTCACGGTCTTTATCTAGATAAGAAATCTTAGTATAGTCCGCTTGAGATAAACCTAGATAGTTACAATACTTACCTTCTAAAGGAACATACTTAAGGTTTAGAATGTCTTCAGCTACTGCTTTTGCTTGTTCGCTACAGTTACTAGCAATTAATCTAGTTAAGCGAGTCTTTAGGTCTTTGTGTAATACAAATTTGTCTCTTGCTATCCTTACTCGTCTTTTAGGTAAGCTACCAAGTGAGTGAGCAGATACTTGTAAGGTATTTGCTGTTTCCATAAACTCCATTGAAAATGGATCATCGGGGATTAGAGCTGCAATTAGCTCCTGTGGTTCTTGTGGTTGTGAATTAGGCATATTTTAGTTGGTTTAGTTTAAAACAAAAAAGCACCCCTAGAGGTGCTTTCATTAAATTTTCTTCTTAATTTAAAGTTGTTCTGGTGTTTTTTCGCTGTCTTTTTTGTAACGATGAGCTAGCAGTAAGTTTTTTTCTCCTAAAGCTTTTTTAAATTCTCTGTCTCTTTCTTTCTCTGAGTAGAACTTGTAGTCTTCGTTCTTTTTCATTGTCTTTACAATCAGATGGAATTCTATGACTGTACCTTCTTCGCTTAACGTATACTCCATTATTCAAAGATAGCACATAAATCTACTACAATCCCTATTAACAGGGAGAATACGGAGACAAAGAGAAGAGAGAATGCGAAGAACTCGTTACTACTCATACAGTTAGTGTTCTTAAGCTTTCTTCCAATATTTTTACATGCTTTTCTCATTGATGTGCTGTTTTACTTCTTTCCAAAATAAAACTGCATTATGTACAGTTTTGTTGTTTAGATAATTATCCATATCTCTGTACTCAGCAATGATTTTATCTAGGGTATAATTAGCAATCTGCTTAAATCGGTAGTGGTCCATTTGAAAACCTAAAGTCTTCTTGATTTCCACTTCTATAGCTTCTGCTTGTTGTTTGGGACTCATGTTACAAATATAAGCCAGTTAAAGCTTTTCTGATTTCTCTTCGAATCTATATTTTAACTCTTCTTTAAAAATCTCTTTGTAAAAGTCTGAGAGTTGGTGTTGAGTCTTTAGTATAGCTTCTATGTGATCGAAGTCTAAGTCTTTAATAGGTTTGTAGACTAAGGGTTGTCTTCCGTCTATACCTCTAGTACCCCAATGAACAGCAGATCTTCTTGTTAAATGTGAGCCATCGTCATAGACGCTTAACTCTTCGTAAGTTCCTACATGTCTTCTAAGATAATCTGTTCCTCCATCTACCATAAGAACTTCTTTAGTAATAGTATCCTTATAAGTGTTATAATCATGACGATTATAAGAAGTAAGGATAGTACCATCTGGTGTTTTAATCCTGTTTAAAAGGATCTTGTTTTCCGTAGTCATAAGTTAGTATATAAGCTGGTTTAATTGTTGTTGTGATGCTTCCGTTGATATCAACTGTTTCACTTCTACACTCAAAGGTTTTAAACTTGTAACCTGCTTTAATAAAGAAGTTAAGCGAAGTTAAGTTATTCGCTTTAACTCTTGTAATTACAGTTACAAATTCTTTTGTCTCTTCATAGATAGATTTAATAACATAATCTATGAGGAAACTTGCATAACCTTGTCTTTGATACTTCTCTGCTACATGAATAAAGTTAATACGATAGCATTCTTTCTTCTTCCTCATTAACATTACAGCTACTATATCTAGTCCGTCTTGGATAGCGTGTACTGTTAAATTAGGGTCGTTAAACGACTTGTCCGTAAATTGTACTCCAAAATGATCTGAAATAAACTGAAAATACTTAAGATCTTTTCTGTTGTAATAAGAAATTTGAGTTAGCATAAATAGTTTTAGTTTCGTGTTTATAGATAGCTCTTTTATAAAGCTCTCTGAAAGCAAATCTATTAATACCTAAGTGTCTTCCTGCTCTTTCATAGCTGTATCCTAAATCATCTCTTAAGATAAGGGCAGCATATTGTCTAGGAGTAAAACCTTTTAGGTCTAGTTTGAGAGGGGTGCTTTGATCGGGGGATGACATAAGTAGTTTTCTAGAACAAAATCATTAATAGAACCACAAAAGATTCCATCTCTAACATGTACAGTGGGTAATGGATAGGGTGTTCTTGTAATCTGTTCTTGGGCTTGTTCAATATGATTAAGATAAAGATGAGTATCACCTAGATTACCTATCAATTGATCAGGTATCATGTTAACCTCATCAGCAAGAATAGCCAGCAACAGGGCATAAGAAGCAATATTAAAAGGAAGACCTAAGAATGCATCTACTGACCGCTGGGACCACATTAAAGAGATTGCTCTAGTTGGAACATTATTCTCATCCATCTCCTGAACAATGTGGTCATGATGCATGTGAGAACCTATCTTGTTTCCATACCAATTGAATCTTTCACTTTCACTTAACTCTCTTGTATAAACTTGAAACCCATAATGACATGGAGGAAGTACCATTTGATCTAATTCACTTACATTCCAAGCTGAAACTATTAGTCGTCTTGAGTCTGGATTAGTTTTAAGCTCTTCAATTAGGTTTGCAATTTGGTCAACACTACCAACTGACCAGTCTTCTTGGTATTCTGTATTTGTATTGGTTGTTTCCCAATCTCTCCATTGCTTACCATAAATTGGTCCTAACTCACCCAGCTTGTAGCCTGTTAGATTTGGAATGAAATGCGATTCTTTGGAATCACCAAGTTTGATTGCAGAAATAAAAGCTTTTTTTGACATTGGCTCTACTTCGTGGGTCTTACATTGTTTTTCATACCCTTTGTAGGCGTCTCCATCCCAAATATGACAATCATTGTCGACTAAGTATTTGATGTTAGTATCACCCTTTAAAAACCACAATAGTTCAGTTACCATAGTCTTCCAAGCCATCTTCTTAGTGGTAAGAAGAGGAAAACCCCAACTCATGTTGTGTCTAAAAGTATAACCAAACATAGACTTAGTACCTGTGCCAGTTCTGTCTTTCTTAACTACTCCGTAGTCTAATATAGCCTGAAGTAATTCTTGGTATTGTTCATCTACTGGATTGCTCATATATTATAGTCTTGGTATTTAAGTCCCCATTGTAGGTTGAACCAGGTCATTTCTTTCTCTGCTAATCCCTTATTCATTTTAAGGTTCTTACGCAGGTAAGCTATACCCCATTCTCTCCATTCTTCTGATTGAGCAACTGTCATAGTCCATTGAGTAAACCAATCATCTTTGCGGTCTTTAATGTCCTCAAAGGTGACTTCATGACCTGCAATAACAAACATCTGATTAATGATGTCTATTACTGCTTGTTCTCTTTTTTGTTCTCTTGTTGTGCGTGCCATAGTTCGTATGTACTATTTGTAGTTTTAAACTTAATATAGTCGTCTTCTTCTTTTAAGATTTCTGTGATAGAAGTTGTTAACCAAGCAAAGCTTATTCTATGTGGATTTAATATACAAGATAAGCCAATAGCAGGTTTATCATGTAATTTTCCAAAAGTACCATCTGGTTTCCATTCAATCCATCCAACTTTATCACCAAAGCTAAGTAGATTATCTCTTTCTCTAAGAAGTTTATACTTGTAGCCAATAACTTCTAAGACATTATCTTCTGTTAATGTCATAGGTATTTTGTCTTGTTTTATTTTGCTCATAGGTTTTCTATTTCTTTTAACATTTCTTTATGGTGCTCTATATGATGTCTATTTTGCCAACTGTGGGCTTCTAGAGCTAATATAATTCTTTCAAGACTTAACTTAGCACACATTACAGCTTCTTTATACCGAGACTCACAACTGTTAATCCCGGTTTTAAGGCTACCATTATTAGGTAATCTGTAATAGAAAGTCAATACTAAGTCTTGAGCTTCTTCCTTAGGACCTTGAGGTTCCATTTGTTTGCTAGTACCCCAATGAATAGCAGATACTTCACTGAGTAGCTTTTCAATGTTACTTTGTTTATTGTTGCTCATTGTTTTCTAAGTTTTCTAGTTGTTTTTTTAATCTTTCAATACTACCCCAGATAATACCTGCATTAGGGTCTAGTTGCTTAATCTTAGCTACTAACTCTTCTTGTGCACCTCTAGAGTAAAACCCATGTTCTATGTCATCTGCTAAGTTTTGTAAGTGCATAGGAGCATGTATAGAGATACGTAGGTCATAACTGTGCCACTTAGTCTTCCAATCTACAAAGGCAATACCTTTAGTTAGTTTTTTAAGTAAGTTATGCAAGGTCCAGTTACGTACTCTTACAATAGATCTATCACAACCAAACACATGTAAGAAGCGTAAAAACCACCTAGGGCAGAATTTAGGCTTAGCTTCATGGTCCATAGCAAGTACTAAAGGATAAAGGGCATTAAAATAATCACCTTCTTCATTCCATAGATGTGTTCCTAAGTAACCATACTTCTCAAATCCTTTGGGAAAGAAGATATAGCGGAAATCATCTAATTCAATGTTACGGGTGAATATCATACCCCTTTTTCTTCCTCTCCAGAAGAGAAAGAAATACTTAATATTCTCTAAGCGCTCTTCTAAGGTAGGAGGCTTATAAAATTTACTGTTTTTGTCTATTTTACCCATGTTTTCTTTTCTTTTTTTAAATTCTTTGCGTTGTTCAACTCTTTCTTTAAGTTTTGCAAGTGCATCAGACTGATAGATCTCTCCAAACTCGCCATTAAGAAATCTTTCTTTTATATTAGTCATAGTTTTAAGATAAAAAAACCCTCGATTAAGAGGGCTTTTTATAAGTTCTACGTTTAGCGTTTGCTGTTTTACGCTTTTTACGCTTAATGGCTTTTTGAATATCCTCCTCTACGTGGTCATAAGTAATATCACTATGTATAGGGTATCTTTCTTTTTTATCTGTACGATACAGTAAGTAAAGAATGATTATACCTATAGCCGAAGCTCCAAATAAGATTGCTAAGCCTGTGAATATGTTTTCCATTATTTCTGACTTAAGTCTATGGAACCTGTAATAAAGTTGAGTTGCTCTGTGAGATGCATCTCTCCATAAGCATTGTCTACTTCATACGTCTTAGCAATCTTTACTACCTTCTCTTCGATTTGTTTTTCTAGTGCTTCATCGTGAAGCTGAGACCAAGAGTCTCCGTTTTTAATAGAAATCATTAAGATGTTAGCGTTGTGTTTGTCGATCTGATAGTTTACCCGATACATAATTAATTTAGATTTGTGTATTTTCTACTGATTTTTCTTTGTTCCCAAATTAGATGTAATTGCCACCTGTACCATTTGATTAAGTCTATACCTTTCTCGTTACAGTGGTCTATAAACTGAGGAGTCATCTTACCTTTAAGAGATACTACCTTTTCCATGGCTGTCGGACAATTGATCATCATCTGCAAATATACTACAAATAACATCGTTTGTTACTTCTTGTTCATTGATTTCGAACAAAGTAAATACACTGGGTTGATTTTTAAACTCTTCTAATTCAGCCTTAGCCGCAGCAAAGTCTGCTTCAATTAGAATGTCTAGCTCCCTAATGAGCTGTTCTGCTGATTTTTCTTTGTTTGTCATATTGATTAGGTTAAATAGGTTATTTTGTTTTGGTCGTAATTCTTTAAGTTATCTGATACCCACTCCGTTGTCCAATGGTACTTCGATTACCTGAACTCCGCAATGGTCTGCGTTGTCCCATAAAGTTGAATCATCACAATTTAGAATCTCTAATAGATGTCTTGCTTCTTCTTCCGTTGTTTCTTTGGTGTTGTAGATGATAAGAGTTCTTTTTGTGGTGATTGGTGCTAAATTCATGAGATGTTTTTTTACCATTTCTTGTGCAGTATCTGGATTATTCTCGTAGTAATTTTTGATTGCCTCAGCAGTGTTTAGCAATTGATGTTGTGTAAATAGTTTCATTGCTTATCTCTTTGTATTTTATTACGCATCCATTTTGCACCTTCTATAAATCCTACTTCTAAATAATTCGCAAAATCAATAGGAAACATTTCTACACTGTTCTCATAAGATTGCTTTTGTTCTTGGTATTCATTGTTTGATTCTTGTTCTATCTCCTCATCAGTTGGCAGTTCGATGCATGGCACTAAATTATTTGCAAGGTCGGATAGTTCCATAATACCTTCATCTAAAAGGTATCTTGTTAATTGTTCTTCTGTGTATAGTTTCATTGCTCACCTCCTCTGTATGTTTCGTTGTAGTATTGTTCACCAGTTATTGGTAGTGTACTTTCAGGATAATCAATTCCATGAACTGTTCCTTTGTTGTATGCAGTTTCAATTCTTTGCTTCTCCATTTCTTTGGCTTCTCTGATTTCTTCTTGATGGTCTATGTAAAAAGTAATTGCTTGTGGTATGCCTAACTTCATTGCTAACTTTCCACATAGAATCTCCACTGCCGTTTGTTGTTTATTGTTTGTCATCGCTTACCTCCTTGTATTAGAAAATGCATCAATTTTGCACCAAATAAAAATCCCTTGTCCCATTCATCCATTAATCCATGAAGCGGTTTAATTCCATTTTTAAGTATTTCCTCATCACTTGGTAGTTCGATGGGGGTTAGTGAGTTTACAATATCACATTCTTCTGATGTTATTAGATAATGATATTTGTCTGCCATTTGAATAGCCTTAAATACTTGTTCTTCTGTGTATAGTTTCATTTGTTACCTCCTTTGATTTCAGTTAGTTTTTCTTCTATGCATTGTTTTTGATACTCAAGATGCAGTATTTCTGAATGTTTTTTGATTACTAAATACGCATTGTCTAATAATTCTTTTTCTTGTTCTGTTCGCCATCCTGTTTTCACAATGCACAGCGCATCAATTATCGATAGTTCTTTATTGTTGCTCATTGTTGCCTCCTGTGTTACGAACAACACCCAGATAAATAAAAGCATACATAATACCCAATACTGATAAGATAAGTACCGAATAAAATACTGCGTCAATTCTAGCGATTGCCCAACCAAGTAATAGTATTAATAATAAAATTGCTGATGTTGTTCTATGTATTTTCATACTTTGTTTATTGTTACTCATTTGTTATCTCCTATGTGAATTAAATTTTTACAATTTCCTTTGTGGGCAAATAATGCACTTCGGTCATAATCTCCCATAAAATACTCACATCCTTCAATCTCCACTACTTTTAATTGTGTAGCACTTACCCCAATTTTGACGCTGTGTTCAGTTAATTGTGTAGTTGTTGTTGGTTCCTTGCAACTACTTACCATTCCAATAAGTAATGTTGCTATTAATAGTTTTTTCATAATTCTTTTATTGCTGCTGATTGTTGGCTTCTTGTATTTTCATCTTCATAAAGATTTCCCACCTATATCTAATTTTACCCTCACTATCAAACTCATTAGTTTCAAAAAGTTCTCTAGGTGTAGATATAATATCCCAACCCTCAGAACCTAATTCGTTTAGTTTTTTGCTTAATTCTGGTCTACTTAAAGTCATAAACCCGTATTGATATTTAAACTTATCTTGTTGTTTATTGTTGCTCATTTGCTACCTCCTTGTACTAAGTCACGCATCCATTTTGCACCATAAATTCTACCAAATTCTTCTGCACCTGTTGGTTCACCTAAAGATTGCATTTCAGCCCATTCCCTTATCTCCTCATCACTTGGTAGTTGGATGGGAATTTGAGATAAAAGTATTTTATCCTCTGAATTATAAGTAAACCTTGCTAAATCTAACATTTTTTTTACTTGTTCTTCTGTGTATAGTTTATTGTTGCTCATTGTTATGTAAATTAATCCAGTCGTTAAAAGTTATAGTTGGTAAATTATTTATTACACAATTTGTTATGAAAGTTGCGTAATGTTCTGCTTGTTGTTTTTGCATTGCTTTGGCTTGTTCTAATGACTTATTCCATTCTAATATATTTGGCTCTGAATTAAGTAATTCATTATATAACCACTCCACTGCTGTTTGTTGTTTATTGTTTGTCATAATGATTCTATTAATTTTAGTAAAAGATAAAATGACATCCATCCCATCCAAAAGCCTTTCCAAAATGGTTTAATTTGTTGTTGATTGTTTGTCATCGTCATCGTCTTCTTTATTGTTTAACGCATATATTATTTCATCTATTTCTTCTATTATCCAATTGTATTGCCAAGGATTACTGTCTAATTGCTCTTTTAATCGCAATAGTTTTTTCACTGCCGTCTGTTGTTTATTGTCCATAGTTTAGTTGTTTAAGTAATATTTTCCTTTAAGACCATTGATAGTCTCTTTTTTGTTTAGTTTTAAGTTTTCTACTATTTCAGGCTTAGCGTAGACTAGTTGATATCCTTTAACTTCTTTGTTTAATTTAAGCATTTTTTCTACACAACTTTTACTAAGACCTGTTACTTGGGTAGCTTCTTTTACAGACTCTGTAACTTCCATAATAAAGCCGTTTTTGTCTAGTACCAATAAAGGTCTACTTTGCTTAACAGATAAACCAGACTTACCTAACATAGGATTAGATTTAAGTCTATGTTCGCTTAGTCTTTTTCTGCTTTCAGGAGACCAATTGTATACATTAACTACTGGGTATTTGTTAAAAGGCTCTGTATGTATTCTCCAGACATATCCATAAGCTATTCTTCTCTTACCACTACTTGCTAAAGATATTTTTGTATTATTCTTAAGATTACCCGTTACTGCTAAGCTTGCTTCTGACATACTATCGTAAGTAGCTATAAAGTTACCTTCTTGATCATACTGGTCCACTTTGTATCTTCTTTTTGACATAGTTTCTTCTGTGTGTTTATAATCTCTTATACCATCTCCCCCTGCAGTAGCATTTACTAGATTAGGATAACTCTTAATTGCTAAGATTTCAGCTTGTTTTACTTCTTCTGCTGTATCATATTCAGCTAAAAGAGTAATTACAGGCTTAGTATTCTTGTCTAGTAAAGACTTAATCCAACAATGTCTGTGATGTCTAGATTTTTTATGTTTAAATGCGACTCTGCAAGAGGCTATATGTCCTGATAATCTAGATCTTAAGCATTGTTTTGTTATTCCAATATATCTTATTCCTAAACTGTCTGATAAGGAATATAGTTTGTATGTTATTACGTCCGATTTTTTGTAAGGCATACAACAAATATAGTAGAATAAAATAAATAGTCAAGAGTTAGATATAAGTTATTTTGTTCTGGTCAAAGGATTTTAAGTTGTCGTGCATCCACTTTTCGTCTACAGTATCTTTATAACACAATATGTGAATAGTAGAAGATTGATCAGGACTTAGTCTTAGTAGACGACCAAAGCGCTGAACGAACTTAGGGGAACCTCCTGAATAAGAGTGTAGAATGATAGCATTTTTAAGATTAGGGATGTTAATACCTTCGCTTAATTGCTCTACACACGATAGTTTAGTGATTTCACCTGTTTTAAAGGCTTCTAAGGGACTATTCTTGTTCTTGGAATGGTGAGAGTCCTTACATAGTCTTTCAGCTTGATCTATGGTGTTTGCAAAGATTATAACTTTCTCCTCTGAGTCTATCTCTGAGATAAGTTTCTTAGCATAATTTTCCTTAGTTTCAAACTGCTTTAAGAAATTGATTCTTTGAATGGTCTTAAACATTAGATTGTTACCCATTGCTCCATCTATTTCTCTAGTGATCCAATCATACTGAGCTCTCTCACTGGTCATCCAACCTTGCTTAGTCTTAATAGTTTTATTTCTATTTAAGTCTAAGTAATGTACAAAGATGTGATAGTCGTTAAGAATCTCGTTCTCTACGGCTTTATCTGTCTTAAATACGTACTTAATTGGGTAATACTCTAGCATAAGTTGACCTTTCTCTGAGGTCAAGTACTTAGGAGGAGTACCTGTTAAGCCTAAAATTCTACCCTTATAGCTTTTTAAGAAAGGAAGAGTAGTCGCTTTAAGAGAGTGTGCTTCATCTAAGATAAGAATATCATACTCTTCAGGATTGTGTTTTGTGAGAGAAAGATAAGTAGTGAAGGTAATACGCTCTAAAAGGTTCTCAACCTCAAACTTAACTGCATCTGCTGTCCAAGACTTAAAGATATCTACCTTAGGAGCAACTACAAGAACTTTCAAGTGATCAGGTAAGACATTGATATAATCTAATCCTATCTTAGTCTTACCTGCACCTGTTGCTAACTGTAAACCACACCTTTTAAACATTAAAGCCTCTCTAAGGGCTGCTTGTTGTACACTGTCTCTTGTTATCATTTTCTATCTGTATAATTTCTCTTACGCTTCATTGCGATAGAGCAGTCTTTGTAAATCCATTCTCTAAGTTTTAGAGTGTTTTTGTGTGCTAGGCTTAAGTAGTACACTCCTGTAACGTGCTTCATTAATTTTCTAGGAGTTATTTCTAGTTCTTCTTTTAGTATTTGTTGTATACTTTCTAAAATAGATTTTGTACCTACTAATGAAAAATAGATTGTGTTTCTGCTGTAATAAAAAGATCCATCTCCATCAATAAATCCCCTAATAAAATGTCTGTTTAATTCTTTGTTTATCTTAGGATAACATAAATCAGAAGTTTTTTTAGGTCCTATACCTACTTTTTTTAAGTCTTCCTTAGTTTTTGGACTAGTAAACTGCATACATACCATAGTTTTTCTTTTACAATCCACTCTTTTGTCTCTGTGAGTACATATAGTACCTGTAGAATTAAGTTCTTTTTTAAACTCTTCTAGTAATTCTAAACCGTCTTCTTTGTTTAAACCCAGACTTATAGTATTTCTTTTGTCAGAGACATTACCGTCTGCGGCTAACAATCCTAAAAAATAAGCTTGTCTTTCTGTGACAATATTTTCAAAATAATCTTCATTAAACAGACGATGTTGAGCTGCATTAGAATACTTTATAAGATTTCTTCTTTTTAATATAAAGTAACAAGATTTAGGATAAACTTCATACTTCTCATCCAACAGTCTAGGTATTTTTATTTGACCAGAAGTATAGAGTTCAATCATTTCTGCTTTTTGTTCAGGAGTAAGTCTTTTCATAGGTACAAATATACGCATTACTCCACATTTGTCAAATAATTACTTAAAAGATTTAAGTTTTTCTACATAAAGTGGACTTTCTGCATAGACACCGTCTATGTTTTTAAGATACCTTTTTTGAATGTGAGCATAACACTTGATATTGTCTCTATAAGTGTCATACTTAGCATAGACTCCGTGTTTACCTGCTACATGCTTACATTTATGAAAGGTAATACCAAACAAGTTCTTTGCTTGGATACCTACGTTAGACTTACCATGATTACTTTCAATTCTAGAT